TTGCTCACATCACACCGCAAGCAGAGCATTTCATGTTTCAAGTCTCAATTTCATCAGTCATCACAAGGTTGAGGATTGGCTGTTTTCATCTCTAGCCTGCTCTCATCACAAGCAGGCAGACGGTCGGAAAGCTAGATTCAGATTTCAGTTTCATGCTTCAGCAGGATTGAAAACTGAAATTTCAGCCTCATGGCTGTTTCAATCTCAGGGGAGTTGAGGAATGTTTGTTTTTCTTACAATAATATATAATATAAACTC